ACAGCCGATACCTTGAGCCGGCGCGCGCGCCGATGCAAGCGGGGGATCGTGTGATAATCACCCGCCATGTGCTGCGGTTTGAAATGCAGGCATTCGGCGGCTGTACCGCGATCGTGAATGGTCTCAGAACCGGAGAACAGAAATGAGTAACCAGACAAGCATCGCAGTTGTGATCGACATGGAGACCAAGGAGGCCTTCGCGCTACCGGACAACGCGCAGCTATCCGCCGACGATCTTGTGTTTAGTACCGAGCAGGAACTTCTGACGTCCATCGTCACTTCTAAGCAAATGGCCGATATCATCGGCGTTTTGACCGGGCAGAATCCTAAGCGCCAGTCGAGCCGGGCCGCGGCCGTGAAGCGAATATTCAAGCTATGCGGCGCTTACGATGAGCCAATCAAAAGCGAAGTAGTGGAGCCGGACGAATACGTCACACCCGCGCTTAAGGGCACGCGCCAGCAACAGCTACTGGAACTGCTAGTCGATGGCGGTGCGAAAGAGCGGGGGATGACGGAGTTTATGCGGAAACTAACCGTAAGTTCGGTGAAGCGCCGCGGCTACGGTGTCGACCTACAGGATGGTGTGTACACGATCGTTTTCCCAGCAGGCGTTACCGAATTGCCACCCGCCAGAGGTAGGGGTGTCAACTCATGAAAGACCTGTTGACAGACGAAACGCGCGATATGAGCCGCGCGTTTCTGACCTATGCGACGGCGCTCTATTCGACGGGAGAGCAAGAGCAGCAGGCGCGATTCTTGGCCGAGGCCTACGATGACGCAGAACAGCGCCTTTGGGCCGCATTTCTGTGGGCCGCGTCATATGACGGGTCGTTCTGCTGGGCGGTGCTCAACGCTTTCCCGGCGATGCCGCCTATCGGCGCGCTTGAAGATTGGTATTCACACAACCTGGAGCGCATAAAGTTCGATGTGGACTTTCGCTGGAAGAAATCTCGCTTTCCGCGGATGTACCGGGAATATCGCGCAGTTGTGGGAAATGACCAGGAGGGCGCGCTTAGGAACATCGGAGCGTTCGAGCGCTTTGACGCCGCCTGGGACGCGCTGGGCAGCATCGATCAGTTCGGCAGGTTGTCCCGGTGGAACTACGTTGAAGTGCTGAACATGTTTGGCTTTAGCAAGCTAGACGCGCCGGACTTCGCGCTGCGGAAAGCTGACAGCGTGCGAAACGGGGTGGCTTTTTCCTCCAACCTTTCCGAGCTAGTAACAAAGCGCGGTCGGAAGATCGGCGGCGAAAAACTCACCGCCCGCGAGTTCAACGAGCTAGACGAAAACGCGGAATATCTGCTGTCAAGAGTTGCCGAAACCGTACCCGACGCGACGCGGCTGGGCGTTGAAACGGCCTTTTGTTGGTTCAAGAAGAAGGCCTGTCGACCGAAAAACTCACGGTACTTTGGCGGCGACGAAGACAGAACATATGAAGACATCCTGTTTTTGCAGAAGAGGTGGCCCGAAGTTAGCGTTGAGCCGTTACTGAAAGCGCGCGAGACGCTGCTGCCCGCATACTTGTTATCGGAAAAGCGGCCCAAAGGCGCTGTTCGGGGTAAGTCTCAAGCGCGTATGCGGCTGTTCTATGACCACGGTATACAGCCGGAGGAAAAGCTACATCTCGTTCACGGGCAAGGGTTAAACGAGTTTCACACGGAGAAAGGCACGGAGTTCAGGGCGTACAGCAGCGATGAACTTTTGTTTACCATCAACAATCAGGGGTACTTAGTACAATGAGATACATCAACATACGCGGCACGAACGGCAGCGGCAAGACAACGCTGCTGCGAGGCTTGGTTGCTTCTGCTCAGGTGGCAAAGCTACGGGTGCCGATACCGGGCTTCCGAAAGAACGACGTTATCACGATAGCCGGTGACAATTGCGCGGTCGTGGGCGACTACTCAAGCAGGACAACGGGCGGCTACTCAGCCGGCCTAGACCGAATCCAGACGCAGGCCGAGGCAAAGAGCGCCATTGAGTTCGCGGCAACCTTGCCCGGTGTGGACGTGGTGCTATTTGAAGGCCTCCTGGTCAGCACGATATACGGGCCGTGGCTTGAATGGTCACGCGCGAACGGCGGGATGTGCTGGGCCTATTTGGACACCCCTATTAACCTTTGCCTCGACCGCGTTCAGCGGCGCAACGGCGGCAAGCCGGTGAAGACTGAGCAGATCGTAGCCAAGCACCGGACGATCGACCGGACGAAGCAGAAAGCAGAAGCGGACGGACAAGAAGTCGCCGTACTGCGGCATGAACTAGCGCTCGACGACCTGGAGCGCTTGATACTTTAATACACCACAGAAGCGAGAGAACCATGAGACATACACTTGAAAAAGCGCGCCCGTTCGAGCCCACCGGAAAGGGCGGCGGAAGCAAGCCCGGAAAGCCCCAGTGGACTTGGCCGGAAGTAATGAAGGTGGTTGCGGCGGCGGTTGCCGTGCGTGCTGCGGGAAGCGAAAAAGAGCTTATCGACAACAAAAAGTTCCCACTAAAGCTGCGAGAGTTTGACGCGCAGATGAGCCTATTGTTACCCGGCTGGAAGCGTGTGTGCGATCGAGCCGGCGGCAAACGCAAAACGAATTGGGCCAGTCTACTCAAGAACCGACCGTACAAAATCTGGTATGCGGGTACATCAGACCGTGGCACAGACCACGACCCGAAAACGCGCGCCGCCCCCAGCAAAGAACACTGGCGGCGGCGCGTGCCTTGCGATAGCCCGCTGGTGACCGTCTACAACAACGTTGTATCAAACCGCGTGTCGACCGTCGACGGTTGGCATGAGTACCTGGAACCAAAATTCAAGGAGAACGAATAGTGAAAGAGTATCTCTGGAATTGGATGAGGGAGCGCGAGAGCATCCGCCAGCGCCGCGAGCGCGGCGAACCTTGGCCGTGGACAGACGACAAAGCGTTGCTTAAATACCGGTTTTGTAACGTCTTCCGCGAGCGCGACCGCGTTACTGAGTGGATCGAGGCCAACATACGCCAACCGTTCGCCGACCACCAGCACCTGTGGTTCATGCTCGCGATCGCGCGGTACACCAACCGGATTAGCACGCTGCGCGAGCTTATCGGCGGCGGCGACACGTGGCCCCACCGAGAGAGTTTCAAGCCCGAACACCTTACGCGGGCGCTCGAGCAGTTGGCAGCGGCCGGGGAGCGCGTCTACACCGGCGCGTACATGCTCCGGGCAGAAAGCGATCCCAAAAAGCCGTGGTACGCTTGGACCAAGCACCGGTACATCGCTGAGATCGTGTTGGGCCGGTTGTGGGAGGATCGTGTGGCGTGGTCGCGTTACCTAGAAAGCGGGCCAAGTCTAGCGGACGTTTGGGCCGAGCTACAGGCGCATCGCTACATCGGTTGGGGGCCGTTCACGGCCTATGAGTTGGTGACCGACCTGCGCCACACGCGTTACCTGTGCGACGCGCCGGACATCTACGCCTACGCAAACGCAGGCCCGGGGGCGCTGCGCGGCCTGAACCGTGTGTTCGGACGCCCGCTGAACCAGGGCTTGAAGCAAAAGCAGGCGCTGGCGGAAATGCGGTCGTTGCTGTTCGACGCCAACAATTCGTCTCGCCCGGATTGGGCTGAAGTGTTCGGGCCGGCGCGCGCGGGCTGCCGGTTTGAGATGCGGGACATCGAGCATTCGCTATGCGAAACGGACAAGCATCGCCGAGTTTTAGGCGGCGAAGGACGGCCGCGCGGCAGGTACAAACGACCAGAAGGAGCATAATATGAGAGTTATCATAGCAAACACGCCCGACGAAGGGCTAACAAGTGGGTTGAAGGCGCTGCTGTTCGAGGGGCAGAACGTTCGCCCGCGCGGTGCAGAGACGCTGGAGTTCCCTACGCCGGTGACGACGGTGTACCCTGATCCGCGTCAGCGGGTCATATTCAATGAGGTGCGGAATGCCAACCCGTTCTTTCACATGATGGAGGCGCTTTGGATTCTGGCCGGGCGCGAAGACGTGGCGTGGCTCAAAATATTCAACCGCAAAATAGGCGATTACAGCGACAACGGCGTAACGTTCCACGCGCCCTACGGCAAGCGGATAGCCGGGCAGATAGACCGCGTTGTGGATCTGCTACGGCGTGACCCGGACAGCCGCCGGGCCGTTCTGCAAATATGGGATCACAACCGAGACCTGGGCAAGGATAGCCTGGACATACCGTGCAATGACCTTGTATTCTTGAAGATTCGCGGGGGTCGCCTTAATATGACGGTCAGCTGCCGAAGCAACGATATTGTTTGGGGCTGCTACGGGGCGAACGTCGTTCAGTTCAGCATGCTACACGAGTATCTGGCCAACCGGCTGTACGTAGACGTAGGCACGTATAACCAGGTTTCGGACAGTTACCACGCCTATACCGGCGCCAGACCAGGGCTGTACGACATTCAGCTTGCCGGCGAGCAACAGGTCAGCCGGTATAGCGCCCACTGCCGAGATACCGACACCGTTAGTGTTCAGCCCACGCCGTTACTGCAACTGAGGGAGTCGCCGGCGGATTTTGACGCTGACCTAAGCCTGATGTTCTGGTTGTTCGATGATCCGGTGCGAGCGCTTCGCCCGCCACACCACCGACCGTACCGCACCACCTTTTTCAGGTACGTTGTCGATCCGATGATGGTGGCGTGGTGCTACCACAAGGACGGCGACAAACCGGAAGCGCTCAAGTTGCTCGCAAGAACGCGACAGCTTCAAATCGGCGCCCCCTACGATTGGATACAGGCTGGATTTGAGTGGGTGGAGCGCGCTAGCCACCGGTCGAAATAACGTGTTTACTTCGGGGTAGTAACCTAGTATACTAAACGCTCTGGCGGGGATCGCCGGAGCTAACAGGAGAACCAACATGGAATCAGATTGGATTAATAGTACCGCCGACGGTATACCAGCGGCCGCCAAGTTTTGGGAGCGCCGGCACTTGAAACCAGAATGGATTAATAGAATCACCGACGGTATGCGCGTTAAGCGCTGCCACACCATCCCGATCATCCAGACTCATACGGTCGGCGATCACACGTCACAGGCGATGGCCTACGTTGTAGAATTGCTCGCCCTGAACAGCGAGCCGGAGACGTATTACGAAACGTTAGGCCGGTGTATGATGCACATGCTCCAGCACGACGTGGCCGAAGCCTACACAGGCGATATGCCAGCGGACGCCAAGCAGGAGCAGCCCGACTTGAGCCTAGCGCTGGGGCGCGTCGAGCAGTTGTGGGAGCGCGCGCACTTGAGGAGCGTAAGGCTAACGGCCCAGGACAGGTTGATATGCAAGGCGGCCGATTGGCTCCAATTGATGGACTTTTGCGTTCAAGAGCGCCTGATGGGCAACAAGAGCGTTGACCAGATGTTCCACAACATATCGGAGTATCTGCTGGCTCACGACGCGACCCAGCTGCCCGGTGTCTACCAGATGTGGCATACCCTTGACAGGGCGTTCCGCGAGGCAAAACGATGAACGCGAATAATAGGCAAGAAGGCGGCACCCACTACCAAACGCTATACCAGCACTGGGATTTTGCGCTGGATACGGGTTTGGGCTACCTGGTCGGCTGCGCTACGAAGTACGTGGCCCGGTGGAGAAAAAAGGGAGGCTCGGATGACTTATGCAAAGCCGCACACTATGTTGACAAGCTGATCGATGAGTATGTGCCAGTGGTTGATCCAGCAGCCGAGGGGGGGATCATGGAGCGCATCGGCTTTTGTAAGACGTTCGCAGAGCTAAACAACCTGAGCCCTCGGGAACAGGACATCATTACGAATCTGGTGGCAGAGTACGATTTTGCTTCGCTAGAGGCTGCGGCCCTGGCGATCGACAAGCTGATAAACGACTGCGACAGCGCAGATCCAGGGAGAGGGTATGTCGACCAGGACTAGCCGTGCGGCAGCGAACGCCCCCCGTTTCCACCACAGGAGAACATCATGAAATGGACGAAGATCGAACCTGGCGGCAGTATGCCGCCGTCCGGATTGCCCGTGATTATGGCCTGCTACAATCGCGAGGGGCAGCCCAGGCGGCTCCGTGCAATGTACGCCGCGCCGATAACGCTTGAGCATTACCAGGACTTTGACGGGGATTATAATGCAGTGTGGGACGAAGTCAGCGATCAATACTACCTTGCCGCTGGCTGGTACGAAGCCAATGAGTACGACGAGATCGAATGGCGGGTTGATGGCGACGTAACGCACTGGATGCACTTGCCGGACTGGCCGGCAATGTATAACTCCATAAAACCGGTGAGATAATGAATAAACATATGGATCGAGATACCATGTCGCGCGTGAGCTGTGGCAAAGCGGCGATTGAAGGTTACCGCCGCGAACGCCGCGCCCAGGTCTGGCGCGTTATTGGGCTCGTACTGTTGGGTGCGGCTGTAGTGGCGTTCGATCGGAAGAAAGCCTTATGGCAAGCCGAGGCGCTAGAGTCTGTGTCAACGCAACGCCCGCCCGGCTCCATGCAACGTAAATGGCTGCAAGAAGAGGCGGCTGAAATTCGCTGCCAGGCCGAGCAGCGCAGTTTTTCGGAATTGGCGGAACAGGAGTAACCCATGGACAACCAGCACAAAAAGATCAGCGGATATCGAGACTTGTCGCAGGAAGAAATCGACCTGATGAACGAGATCAAGGCCAAG